TATCTGGTGGCTATTGTCGAGCATTGGAACCCGTTTGCACGAATCAGGCAAGACCTGTGGGGTTGGTGTGATCTGCTGGCTATCAAAGAAGGTGAAGTTTTGGCAGTACAGGTTACTGCAAGTGCCGTATCTACCAGAATCAAGAAAATACAAGAAAGTGAGACTGTCTCATGGGTGAGGAAAGCCAATATCAGGATAGAAGTGCATGGCTGGAGAAAGTCATTAAAGACAGGGAAATATGTTCTCAGGATAGAGGATATCTCGTAGAACTGATCAACATGAGTTTGCAAGAACTCTGGGCACTGGCCTACAGTGAAGGATACAAGGACGGGATGTTAGCTCAGTTGGTAGAGCAGTAGACTTTTAATCTATTGGTCGTGGGTTCGAGTCCCGCACATCCCACCAAACAACGCAGCGGATGCGAACTCTGGGGCAATCCCAGGAGTTAGGACAGGAGCTGGCATACCCCTGTATATCCGCAGTATGCCTTTTTCTAACTTACAAGGAACAATCATGGCAAAAAAGAAACCTGAAATCGTAGAAGAGAAAGCACCTAAGAAAAAGAAGTCAGCCAACGTATTTGTGGCTACTCCTATGTATGGTGGTCAGTGTACGGGTTATTACACCCAATCCCTGATTACTTTAGGGCACACCCTACAGCAAGCTGGGCATAACATGGGCTACTCTGCCATGTTTAACGAAAGTTTGATCCAGAGGGGTAGAAATGCACTTGCACACCACTTTATGCAGAGAAAAGAGTTTTCACACTTGCTCTTTATTGACGCAGACATTAAATTCAATCCAGCGGACGTGATTCCGATGATTGAGGCCAACAAAGACATCATTTGTGGCATTTATCCCAAAAAAGAGATCAACTGGAATGGGGTTGCACAAGCAGCTGCTGACGGAGTGCCTGTAGATCAATGGAAAAACCGCACAGGGTCACTCGTAATCAATTTGAAAAACTATGAAGGTGCAGTCACTGTACCTGTGAATAAGCCTGTGGAAATATGGAATGGTGGTACTGGATTTATGCTGATCAAGCGGTCTACTTTTGTGAAAATGCAAAAGGTAGTGGGTTCCTATCTCAACGATGTTGGGTTTATCGGTCAGGAAATGGGCAGAGAGCGTATTACCGAGTATTTTGCGTGCGCCATCGAACCAGGAACAGAACGGTTGCTATCTGAAGACTATTTCTTCTGTTGGAAAGCCAGAGAGGCTGGACTCAAGGTCTGGGCAGCTCCCTGGGCGCAATTGGGCCACTTTGGGACCTATTTGTTTGAAGGTGGCTTACTGCCAGCTCCTTAACGACATCCCCACCGCCTACGGGCGGCTTTTCCTCTTTCTCCTTTCCAGCTCTTACTTCTGGCGCAAAATGAACGATGACGTGCTCCTGATTTTTGTGGTGCTTTTAGGTTTGAACCTGTCGCTCTGTTGTATTTTGCTCGGCCTTTTGCTGTCAACCCTCCACCCTTGGATACTGGGAGTTTTTCTTCTCGGCCTACTGATAAGTTGGGCTTGTCTGACATTGTGATCTCCAAAAAGTGATTTTTCTTGGTGGCGGGGAGGCGAAATCCGTTTTAGGATTTTTTCTTCCTATGCCATCAGGCTTTTAAAACACGCTCCGCTTGTTGCATAACAATAACACGTTGTTCTGCCCCAAACAAGCCTCCATTGATGCGTTTGGTCAGTGCGTTATAGTCTTTCTCTTGTGCCAACTGATTGCACCCATGAGTGGCCCAAAACCACCCTCCAATAGCAGCTGCATCCTTGGGCTGACGAGCCAGATCAGGGTTGGATACCAGGTCTATCTCTAATGCTTGTCCAGCATGATAGAAGTTGTCATGCCCTGTAAGCTGACAGATTGCTGATCCTCTGAACCGCCATCCATCCCCCGATGCCTCATCTCTATTGCCCATTCTGTTGGAATAGATGTGATTGGCTATCTTCTCAGGCTGATGAGCATACTTCATGGCCTCTTCATGGCTGGGAAACCGCTTGGGCCACAGTTGCATCAGAGTCTCAGGTCGATAGTTCAGGTTCTCTTCTAAGCTCTTGAAATGGTTGGACTCATAGCTGAACTGACCTATAAAACAAGCCTGTTCTTCTGGTGTGTCGATGTGCCAGCGTTCAAAGGTTTCATTGAGTGGGTCAACCCAGACATGATCTATGCCTAACTGGTGTAACTGCTCTGCTGTAATCATTTCACACCCTCGTTAACCGTTTGCCTCACTTGATTGTACTGGGCGATACAGGCGTTGAGGCTGACGATGGCTGCGTCTCCGTCTGCTGCGATGGAGACAATATCTTTAATAGCCTGTCTGTCAGATTGGGTTGCATTGGTTCCAGCGTCATTGGGGGTACTTGAATTGGCTTGTACACCACAGGTGGAGGGGAGGCGCAACTCGCCAGAGTCAATGCGAGCATTGATAGAAGTCTGCTTGGTCTTGATGTCATCTCTAGCCTTTCTGAGAGCTAAACCTGTCTGAGATAGTTTTTTGTTCAGCTCGTCTTCTTTTGCACGAGCCTCTGTATTAAGTCTGATAATTTCTGCTTGATCTTCAGCAACCCGTTCTTGATAGCCAGCGTGATGTCCATAGAAATACACTCCTAAAATGGCGCATATAGCACCGATGATTAACCAAGGATTGAATAGACTAAACATTTCTTGTACTCTCCCTGGCATGAGCCATTCTTAATCTTTCCTCTTCCGATTCCAAAACAGGCGGTGTTCTGGGTGGAGGAGGTGGAACCCAAGGTGTGTTCATAGAAGTCATCACACCAGCTGGTTGCATACCCATCATGGGGTTCATGCCCATCATGGGTTGCATACCAGGCATCATGCCAGAACAGGGGTTCATGTTGGGCAAAGGCATCATTGCTCTAGCCCCCATGACCACCGCTAAGACGCTGAAGATAGACGTGGCAATGATCTTGAGTAGATCATGAGTGAGCTTGTCATTAGGAGCCATGTCTTTCATAGGCTGTTCTACGGCAACAACCCCGTAAACAAAGAAACCTACGATAAAAAGCAAAATGATACAGAAAGTGATCATGATGCAGAATTTAGAGAAGGCATCCATCAAACGGACGATGCCGTTGACTTCTTCTTCTTTAAGGTTTTTTAGGCTTGTAAGCATCTGTTAGCATCCAAGGACAAGTTTGACTGACTTCACAAAGAGGAGGCTTACAGTCCTCATCTTCCCAATGTGCTGGGTCTTGACAGTGATAGCGATACTGATTGTCACATCCAGCCAACAATATCATCAAAACAAGGCAAGCATATTTCACTTTTCTAACCTTTTCAAAGTCTTATCCACCCTGATTTCCATCTGTCTAACATCAACATACATCCAAGCCATGAGAGGGAGAAAGACAAGAACAATGACGAGAAGGATAGCAATCAGTAAGAAGGCGAGTGAGTCAGACTTATGATCATCCCCCACGTCCACAGGATTATCAGCAGAGTAATTACTAAAACCACCACTCGATTTTGAATTAGGTCTGCCTTTTGATCCCGTTGCCATTTTGCTCTCCGTTGTCTCAGCAGTTCTTCCCTCCTGGCTAGTGCCTGTTGATTAGCAATGTGACCTATTGTCTGGTTCACTCTGCTGTACAAATCCTTCATCTCAGCGGGCACATGGTAAACCATGTAATCACTCAACTCTTGATTCAACTTTTCCATTTGCAAGTTAGCAATCACCAACTTGATGGCAATATCTTGCCCTTCTTCATTACCCACATGAAGAGCCAATTCTTCTTGTTCTTTAACGTAATTCTTCAGGCCGTTGTAAGCCTGAAAGAACTTGGTTAAAGCATCTGCCACTTGTGAATAGATGAGGTTTTCATCAAACTCAGGTGGCGGTTGTTTTTTCTTTTTCTTGGGCTTTTCAACAGGCTTGGGAGTCTCTTCCTCTTTCTTCCCGCCAAACAGTTTTCCAAAAAAAGCAAAGATGCCCTTGGCATCCTTGTGAACTCCCTTTACATCTTTAGCAACGCCTTCAACTTCATGAACAACGTCCATGACCATTTGTCGGCCTTCTTTGTACATCTCGCATGATTCTTTGATGAGCTTAAAAGCTCCCGATGCAAGGGCAACAAGAGTGAAGGGGTCAATTTATTAACTCCTAGAAACCTTCGCCAGGCGTTACATAAACGCTTGCATTAGCAGAGTCACCAATCACCTTACAATAAACATTTGCAGTTGGCCCAACTTGCACTCCAGTAATTACTTTATAAGCATACGGTGGCAAGCTAATAACATAATCAGGACCCGTATCAGGCAGTTGAATTGTCATAGAACTGTTTGCAGAAATCTTTACATATACAGCACTATTAACATCTGAATTAGACAAATAATATTGTTGGCATGGGCTGTCTGCTGTAATGGTAAAAACATTAGACGCAGTATTGGCTGATCCAACAACGGCAACTTTTACCGTTTTCCCCATTTGTTGAAAAGCAATATTATTAGCCATTAGTACACCTTCTTACCGCCACCAGATGTAGGTGACTTCTTAGTGTTGTAACTAGGAGTGCCAGAAAAGTCAAACACAGCTCTAAAGCCACCTTTAGGCAATGTTCCTGGCTGCCATCTGTTCATGTCAACAGAACCATCTCTAGGCAACTGAGGACGAGTAGACTTGGCAATTTGTTGATTTACCTCGTGTGGCCTCTGGTGATTAGAGTTAGCCATGTGACTATTTTCATAGTCAGCTTTAGGATTCATCGGATTCTTGTTGCGGTTGCTGCTTGGCATTACTTCTCTCCTTGGTTTTTACCACTAGGTATGCGAATAGTACGAATATAGCTAATGTTGCTACTCTTGTCCAATCTCCCGCCCACAGGGTGTAAGCAGTTAAACCGCAGCTCATCAACAACGCTATGATCGTGATTAAACGGTCTGAGATGACGGTTAAAGCAAGACGAATTAAAGATACTGAGTCCATGTTGTTTCCCTCTGTTGAAAGTCAACATCATATCACTCATCTTTATCATCGTCTAATCCCATAAACCCACTACCCCACTCATCATCTTGCATTTTCATCTTGATAGCCTCAAGTTTCAATGCACGATCTATTACTTTAGTTTTATCATTGATGGTGGCAGTCTCGTCTACCATCACATCTCTGAGCATCTTAGCAATAGCATTTTCAAGTTCTGGGTTCAGGCTTTTTTCTTTCTTCTTGCTCATCGCTTGGCCTTACGCTTTCCTTTTCTAGCCGTACTCAAGGCTATGGCAATAATCTGTTTACGGGGTCTACCACCTTCTTTCATCAGCTTTCTAATGTTTTTAGAGATGGTCTTTTGGCTTTTACCTTTAGCTAGTGGCATTATTTACCTCCTGTGTTGGCTTGAGTTCCTGCAATAACACCTCCAGCCGTAGCACCAGGTGTTAAAACACGCAATATTTGTTGTTGTTCAGCTTCAGGTAGTTCAGACAATAACTTGTCCAAAGATTTTCCAGAACGAGCAGCTTCAGTAAGTTTACGCATGGTTTCTTTACTTGTGTAATTTTCAAGTCTGTCCAAAACGTCATCACTGATTTTTTTAACCATTGCAGTCTTAGGCGAAACAAAACCAGGTAATTGAAATCCTAAATTGGTTTTTAAAATGTCTGCCAAAGTAGAAGTTCCTGCTGCAGCTTGTTGTTTAGCAATGTCAGCAGATTTAACTTGACCCGCAATATCACCTAACTGCTTTTGAATATTTGCACTTAATTCTTTAGCAATGTTGTAGTTGCCAGGACCAAATATTCTTTCTACCTCATCTGGTGAATTACCCTCAACCAAGCTCACAAATTGTTGTGGACTTTGTTTGTAAAGTTCTTGTGCTCTTGCCGTCAATTTGGTTTGATTAAGTGCTTGCATACCACGAGCATAATCTTCCAAATATTGTCTATATCCAGTGCCACCAGCACCCTCAATGGCATCAATTAAAACTGGTTTAACAGACTCCAATACTTGACCAGCAAATTGCTTTTGAGCACGTACATCGTCTTTAAACAACTCTCTAGCAACACTGTTGATGGAGTTTTTTCTAATGGCATCTAAAGCAAAAGCATCAATAACACCATTGGAATCAGTCCATTTTTTAATGTCTTTTGCAATCCTTGTAAGACCTTTTTCTAAATCGGCATTACCAGCTATAGAAGGGTCAGACAATTTGCCACGAATACTATTGACAACAGAACTTGCAGTTAATGGTTTTAAATTGTAAGCAGCCAAACTATCTGCCGCTGCTTTGGCAAAATTTCTTGCTTCACCAAAACGCAAAGACGCATCAGCAGATTGATTAATAACGTCTTCAGCACGTTTGGCAAGTTCGGCAGGATAAGTGTATGCTTGAAATTGAGTTGGCAATTCACGATAAGGGGCTTGCATAGGTTGTCTTGTTCCACCCATGTAACTTGGCGCATACAATGGTTGACGACCTTCTGCTCTACCTTTTGCAGCTTGAAACCTTCTAACGTCTTCAACTTTTTGTTCTGCTGCGCCACCCATACGAGCTTCTTCTGCTCTTAACTTGGGTAGTTTTTTGCCAGCAATGTTAGCAGCTTCTAGTTCTGTTTTAAGAGTTGGTATTAAACGCTCATCCAATTGCTTTTTCAATTCTCCTTGCGCTTGCCTAGCTGTTGTTGCATCAGCACCTTTAGCCAAGTTTTCAAGAGTTTTATATCTTTTTGCTTCTTGCTCGCCAAACAATTTAACAAAAAAGTTTGCGTCACGAGATTCAGCACGTTTTAACAATGCTTGGGCAACAGGCACAGTTAAAGCAGCCTGTCCTGTTTTGGGGTCAATCACAGACAACGCTTGAGAAGCAGTGAGGTCATCACCAGCTTGTTTTAATACTTGTCTTGCTTGTTGTAAATTTGGACCTAATGCTTCACCAGCAATTTTAGCCGCACGACTAGGACCAGGTTTAATTAAGTCACCAATAGATGTGCCAACTTTTCCAATGCCACCAAGAATACTAGGTAATGCTTGACCACCCGCCTCATAAGTTGCACCAGTTAAAACTTCTTTAACTGGCTCAATAACTTGTTGAATTCCTGTTCTTGGCTTTTGATAACCTAACTGTTCACGAGCAATTTTCATTGCTTCTTTGCTCATGCCATATCCAAGACCTGCACCCCCTACGGTTCCAGCAGGACCTAAAGCAGAACCCAAAACAGCACCACCAGCAGTTCCTAAAGCCTCAACTGTAGGCTCAACAAACTCCATTGCTTTTTGCCCAAAACCAGGCTCTTTGGGTGGAGCTGGCAAATCAGAAATGTCAGCGCCCTTGGGTGGCGCAGGTAAATCACTAATGTCTACAGCCATTATTTGTACCCCTGACTTGCAAGATATTCTTTAGCTTTGGTCACGTCACCATCAAAATAACTGTCAGCATAAGTTTTTAATTTATCTTGTTCTGGCATAGATTTTGTTGTAGCCGTGACAGAAGTCGGTTGTTTAGGTGCTGATTGGTCCAATGCGCTAACAACTTTGTCTATTTGCTCATCAGACATTTTCTCACCACGCAAACGCTTTTTAAGTTCATTTTCTCTGCTATTCAATAAGTTGATATAGCCAGATTTTTCATAGTTGGTTGGGTCAAGTGCGCCACCAGCTTGCTTAACAACAGACACCAAAAGTCTGCCACCAGCAATTTCTCTTTCAGCCGTATATGCTGCAAACAAAGCCTCTTTTTGAGCAACAGCGTTTTTAGCGTCAGGAGATATTTCACCATCAATAATGGATTGCAATTCAGCATCGCTAATCTCATGGTTGTCATCTCCCAATGATGACAACTTTTCTCTAATAGGATTAAGTTTGGCAAGAACACCAGTTCTGACTTCTGGGTCTCTAAACAAATTAACAACATGATTAAGTTGAGATACACCTGTAGCAGTATCTACAATTTTTTGATTTGTTTTTTCGTCACCAGCTTTTACGCCAAGCACAGATTCCAAGAAAGCACCCGATCCCAGACCAGCCTCTGGTTTTGCTGGTTTTGCTCCCACTTTTGTAGCACCAGAAAAATCTACATCAAGTTGTCTAATGTCATTGGGGTTCTTAGTGTTGACCGCATAAGTTTTGCCGTCTTGTCCAACAACATATTGATAAGTACCTTGACCACGTTCTCTAATTCTTTCGGAAAGCTCTCTATTACGCAATTCAAGTTGTTTTTCTTGAAATTTCTTTGTTTGCTCAGCTTGATACAGTTTGGCTTTTTTTTCTTTAAGTTGATCATTTACCTTTTTGGTGTTCATCAACTGGTCATACATATAGGCTGGCCCATACTTCTCTAAAGAATCTTGTAAAAACTTGGCATTATGTTCTGCAAGCGTAGTCCTGATGGCAGCCAAGCCAGCATCTCTATCTGTCGCATAAAGCTGAATGTTCTCAGTCAATTGCTTGTCAAGCGCATTGATGGTTTTTTCCAAAGCCTTTTGGTTTTCATCAAAGATGTCTTTTTCACGCTTGTAGACATCTTGCAAACCCTTTTGATGTCCTTCTAGCATACCGTTTTGGGCAGACAAAGCAGCTTGTGCATTACCTTTAGACTTGCCTCCAATCATAAATCCAAGCAAATTTGTTAGGGTAAACACCGCAGCCAAATCATTGACGTTTTCTTTTGTGGGAACAAAAGTAGTGTCTTTTTGTTTTTCAATAAGGCCCAACTTTTCAGCTCTTAATGGGTCTTCTTCAACTTTACGAGCATATTCCTTTTGTACGTTTTCTTGGCCTTTAGCCTCCATAGACTTTTGAGTAGCCTGTTCTTTTTCTTTAGCTACTTCAAGCCCAGCTTTAGACTCTATAGACTCTTGAATATTTTTGTTCAACGCTACATCTTCAGGCGTATCCTGAAGAATGGTTGCCAACGGGTCTAGTGACGTTTTTAAAGTATTAGGCATTTGCACCTCCCAAAGTTATGGTTTGAGTAGGTTGTACACCAGTTACAGCCGTTGTCAAAGTCCTAGCCAAGTTTTGAGCATAGCTAGATGTCAACTGGTTAACATATTGATCAGCTTGGACACCAGCCGATATAGCACCTTGAGCAATCTTGTCACCCACAGATTGCAACTGTAGACCCAAGTTAAGCTGGTTAGCCAATAACTGCTGCGACAGTGCGTTGATCTGTCCTTGTGCTTGCATAGCACCTACACCGCCTCTGGTAGCCGTGTTTTGTGCAGCCTGAGCTTGTGCAGCTTGAAGGATTTGTTGGTTAGCTGGAGTGAGCATACCTTGCTGAGATTGAGCCACCAGTTGCTGACCTTGCTGTTGATAAGGCAAAGCCTGTTGTTGCAAGGCTTGTTGAGCAGCCTGACCTTGTGCTTGTGCTTGTCTTACTTGAGATGCACCAAGCAATGCCTGTAAACCACCGATGCCTAATGTAGCAAGGGTTTTCCCTGATAAGCCTGTATCTTGGGTTTTGCCTTGATCTTGTTTAGGTACAGTTATACCAGCCTCTTGAGCAGCCGTTGATGTTGGTCCATAGCCTTGATCACCGTACAAAGCCTTGGCTTGATCAGAAGACAAACCACCACCAGCAGCCAATGAAGGACTTATTTGAGTTGGTGCTGGAGTAGGTGTAAAAGCACCAGGTCCAAATCCAATGTCAACAGGTGCGGACTCAGGAGCAGAAGGCGCAGAAACAGCTCCACCGCCACCAATTTCACCGCCACCACCTCCAGCAGAAATGGGTTGCTCAACAGGAGCTTGTTCTGTAGGCTGATAATTGCCAGCACCAAAACCAATGTCTATAGGTGTTGTATCTTCGTATGAAGGAATACCCGCTTCTGTGATGCGTCCAGAGCCACCACGAGCTTTTAATAACGCTGCCTCTTCTTCATTGATATAGGCCAGCTTGTGTCCTGGGGGGGCTTTCTTTTGTAAAAGTCTAGCTATCTGGCGTACATCTGTACCCAGTCTAGTTAAGTCTTTAATTGCTGTTGCCATGTTATATCCCCAGTGCCGATGATAAATTGCTGTAGTCTGTTGTTTCCTCTTCCTCTCCAGGCTTTAACTTCAGAGATGCCACGTTCCATACAGGTGCTTGTTCTTTACCTGATTCTACATTTACTCCCCCACCACCGCCACCTAATCCTACTGACTCACCAGGTGCTGCCTGAGTAACTTGACCAAAAGGTCCT